TAATAGTAAAACCTTTGTCTTCATAATGTTTCATCACATTTGCAAGACCGTTTTGGAACTCTTCGCTTTCTATTTTTTCTCTAGGTATCTTGTTTCCTAAAAACTCTTCACCTGTAAAACCTGTTTCTTGTTTTATTAACTTAAAGAACTGCTGTCTATCTCTTAAACCTTTGATTGGTTTATTATTAAAACCTAAGTTAGAAAACTGATTACCTTTTATAAAATCATAAACACTTAAAAATCTTAAACGTGCTTCAAG